TTCTGAAATACCCTCAAAATTCTTTTGCGTAGCATAGGAAATTGTTTGAACCTCTTTCATGGCATGTTCAAACTCAAGAGACATATCATATGCCCCTTTAATGATTTTCTTGAACACGAGAGCTGCAGCGAACCCTATTGCTGCAAAAATATCCATTCGTGATATACTACCCATGAGACCACGAAGGATACCTTTTGTCGCATTAGCACCGGCAGCAACACCTTTAGTATTTATTCCGGCTTTCCAGTACAGCGAATTTCCCGTGTTAAGCATTTAAGACGCCTATGATGTTATTGTTTTTTGACATATCAGCTTCCTTGATCTTGTCTTTAGTCGGTTGTGGTATGCTTGCCATGTACATGATAAGATTTGCATAACTTATCTCATGTAGAATTTCATCAATACTGAAATCGAAGGTTCTTTTTATGTTGCCGATTAGTTGCCAGGGGTTTATTTCTTCTTGTTTAGAGCCATCCCCTTCAGAGAGATGGTGCTTGCGAAAAAATAGTCATTCCCCATCAACCGCCTTATAAGTAATACTAATTGAAGGCATTCTTTTGAAGTCAGATTTTGATCCAAAAACTTCATCAGTTTTTTTGACGGAGATTTTCCCGTGTTTTCTATTCCATACGCTACTATCTTTACCAATCGGTTTTTATTTTGAATGATATTATCATCCACCAAGAGAGCTAAATCTTTATCCTTTCCAGGTTCTTGCGTGAACTGAGAATCCATCTCATTAATAGTTTCAGATATTTTCATTAGAGCAGCAAGAACAATCGGATATATCTTGTATTTCTTCACAGATGAAATTATACGTAACCGCTGTAAAATGTTTAGCTTCGCAACGGTTACGCTAAAATCAACACCCTCTTGCAAAATTGCTTCGGTTTCAGTTCGATTTAATTCTTTCATTACGCTACAGCGTATGTGATTATTTTGGAAACAACATTTGAATTGTCATTTTCAGCTTTGGTTGCAACTGCACGTACAAGAACATCCTCTGTAATAGTTACCTCTGCCGAGTATGCTGTTCTATAATCACCAGTAGGATCAAGACCCGTAATGCTGTATTTGATTGCAGAACCACCAGTAGCACACGTAATGGTGAATTTATCTACAGCAGATTGAGTGATAATAGGATCAATAACCTTACCTGAGATATTCTCAGGATTGATATATACTGGAGCAAGTGCAACATCACCTGCGTCACGTGGAGTAATAACATCAACTTCAAAGTCGATAGTGCCAGGGTCTTTTTTGTTGAATTTTCCGTTAAATGCAGCAGAAATTGATGCACGTGGAATATAATAAACCCTTCGTGTGCCATTATAGACCTTTGATTTGATCTTTACACTTCTCTCAATGTCATGTACATCAGTTGGTGCATCCCATCCACTACTTGCATTCTCTGCTCCACCAAAAGCAAGGATGAAATTAGCATTGGACATATCCCGTGTGGAAAAGGCTAGAGTTTTTGCACCACCTCTGTTTTTCAGTATCATGTCCGGTTCATCTGATTCTTCATCTATGATTTCAGTTTTCGTAGGTAATGGAAAACTGAGCAATGCGCTTTCTTCAACGAAGTGTCCAAGTGGTGTAAGTGATCCACCCATCGTACCATCAGCGCCACACGCTCCGATTTCTATCGATTCAAGTCCGATTAATCTTATTTGACTCATTTTGAACTCCTTTTAATTCGTTCATTTTTTCTTCAATTTCAGTTTTCGTTTTTGCTTCAAAATATGCCTGTACACCACCAATTGCGATGACCTTAGGAGACTTACCCTGAAACATCACTGAATTATCGTTAACATTCCAAATTAACATCCATGATTTCTTTGGTTTAATTTGCATGATTTCACCTCTCGATATAACAGTTTAGTTTTATGTTTGAAAAGCTCATGTTTTTCTGAACCTCATCTTGAATCAAAGTCTGATAAATCAATTTTGTTTGAAAATATGCAGATGTGGTTTGTGCGTATTCATCGAATATCTTAAGAACGGCAGACGTTACTCCTTGAAGTGTTGTAATATCAACCTCGCCGGTCTCAAAATTCTCACAGTAAATATTAATAAAAACAAACCCTTCGTGAACATCGGCATTGAAGTTCAAATTATTTAGAATTACAATATCCTGAAGCTCTGAATTCATCGGCTTTTTATTTCGGTAAATCGATCCTGTTATTAAATCGGTTATATCGGAAACATCAAGCAATCCGAAGATTATTCCATTTACATCGAAAGTTGTTTTCATTGTAATCCCGTTTTTATTCTGAGTTCAGCGAGTAGCATTTTTGCGTTTGGAATTCCACCAGAAAGAACATCATATCCTTTCGCCTCGACAGCAGCACCATAGCCCATTCCTGCACATACAATTAATACAAGCCCCGTTCTGTTCTCCCGAAGAACTTCTTCCAGCACTTCTTTGGCAGCAGATCGACCTTCAGATGTGCCCTTTAAATCCACATTCAAGGGTTTCCCGTCAAGACCAACAAGGTATCCGACAGATGATCGTAAATTACCTGTATCATCGTGATAAGACCCTTCTTCTGGACGCTTATTCCGTTCCTCAGTAACAAATGTCTCTCCGACATAGTTGAGAACCTCAATCATTTTATATAATTTCTGATTGATGAACCTATCTATTCTATCGGCGAAACTATTTGGAGCGAACATTGGGGTCAACATAATATTTCCGTATGCAGTTGGTATTTAAACAAAGACAATATCTTGAATTCCTCATCAAAGAAGCGAATTACAGCCGTGTCGGGTATTTCTTCATCGAATAAGCCACAGAATACCTTATAATGATAAACTATGTTATCACCGCCCATTTTGGCACTATACAAAGGACTTATTGGCTCTATCCTGCATTCTATTGTGAGATTGACTTCACGACCCGGAGTGTAAACACCTCCGACACGTTCACCTTCTAATTTATAAGAGATTACGGCAGAATGTGGTCGATTGGTTACCATACAGCTTCCATAAATCCGGGTTCAGAAAGCCCGTGTTTTTTTAGCAATTTACGCCTTAATGTGAGAAGTGAGGATTGAGAATATTTAGTTGTCTGCAAACCTTCTTTGAATTCAGGATGAGAAAGCAGATAGAGACATATATCGGCACAACACAAATCTATACTTTCTTCAGAAGTATATATGTCCGAACCGGTAATGTCCCTATCCGACATAACTTTTTCAAATAGATTATCGTTCGTGTACTCAATCAGACTTTGCAGTGCTTCAAGATTGGTCATGTTTAGAATGAAGTATGGGATTCAGTGTTCATAATCCAGCTTTGATCAATGTTTACCCAGATCGGGAATGCATAGATTTCGCCTTTTGTGAACTCTGTGACAGGATCGACATCTGAGTATTTAGAAATAAGAATGGGTCCCTTCTTTGCTTGGATAACCTGCTTCGGAGGATTGGTCTCTTCTGCACCTTTGCAGTGAAGCATATTTCCGCAAGGCATTTCAGGAAGGAATGTTACATATTTGGTTGTCCAAGGATTGACGCTCGACTGAACATGTTCTTCGGTTTCAAGTGTAAGATACGTATCAAATAATATAATCTGAGGACGGTCTTCACCAGAAAGGAAATTATTGACCATCTCAAGAGTGGGTGCACGAGCAACTTTCGATCCGTTATAAAGCGCATAAGGAATAAGATTTTGAACTTCATCACAACCTCTAAATTGCTGCCATTTGGTTCTGTTCATAATAATATATCTGATTTTAGAACCGGCAGCACCAGCTTCAGTGCAAATGGTTTCAATATCTGCAATAGGTGTCATGGTTGTTGGTGTGGCTGCACTCCAATGCCTGTCAGCTGAAGCAGCAACTTCTTTGTTCGCAGTGGGAAGTCTGAAATCAATAGCATTCTCTGTTATGATTCCTGCATTGTTTGCTTTTGAAAGTGTTACCTTTCCTTGAGAAAGAATCTGTCCTGTGAGCCATTCCATTTTTGTATTACAGCCAACAACACAGGCGTCAGGATCGTCAAATACCATATTAAGCAACACTTTTTGATCTGCGTCTGCACGGGCATGGAGTGAATTATATTCCATAATGTCCGTTGTTTCCATTTTACGTTTCATCATAATCGGCTGAAGCATACCAGTCAATTTGTTGACAACTCTGCGTGTTTTTAGTGGTGCAGAAGCATTATAACTTACAACGTCAGCAGCTACCGCATTTCCTTTTGAACCTATAAGTGCTTCATATTTTAAGCTCATTGTTGCTTTTAGGGGAAAGAAAAGAGGCCAGTACAATTTTTTATAAGTTCTTTCCCCGAGATATGCTTGCATTATTTTTGAGTTTATTCCGTTAAGTAATGTATGTTCCATGATTGCTCCTTTATGCAAATCTAATGCCAGGAAGCAGGGTTTTCATTTCATCAGTAACGGAAAACGGAAGTATGGATTCAACTACAGTTCCTTTTGTAATTGCTCCAACACTTACGTTGGCTTCGGTGTCTGTTACGTCTATATTGTCACGAATAAGTGCAATAGCATCATAGAGGGGAGCGAGATTTGCTGGTTTTTCAACTCCATCTTCCATTCGATGGCTCGGATCGGTCAAAGTAGCTCCGGTCTGTCCACCATCCCACCCTGTACCAACAACAGTCCAATCGGTGAAATCAACTCCACCATCCTGAGCCAAAGCGCGAATAGCTGTTTGAATTGTTGCAGCGTTATTACTTGCAGCGGTTGTATCAGCTAACCGAAGCAGAAGAATTTTGGTTGAAGGGGTATAGGTAACTGCTAAAGCATCACTTCCGTTCTGATTAATGGTGCAGATAATATCATTGGCATTTCCACGAGGTGCGGAGATTGCCAGATAATCTGCTGCTGTGTCCTCAAGTGTTGCCAAACTTGCAACTGCAGCGTTGGAAGTTTCAGAGACTCCCTGATAGAGAACAGTATCAATAGGAACAGGTTCAACAGCGTCAAGCGTAGCAGTAATAGTGATAGTATCATAAAGAGTTTCAGGTGTAGTAATAATTGTAATAGCAGTTGAGACTTGACCATTTGTGATAAAGTCACCAACAACAAATTCGTGGTTTTTCAGTACCCTGAGTTCTACAGCCCCTGCGACAGCAGCAGCTTGCATGGCTGCTGTTTTAATGAGGTGATATTTTCCGGCAGTCGATCCATCCTCACCAATGACAGCACCTGCTTTGACTTCTTCTGTGAGTGCTTTCAGGTCAGCTACAGTGAATGAGATCCCGCCCGGAATATCTTCAATGATATTTTGAAAGACCGGATTATAAACTGTTCCGGTTTCTTTTGTAATTTGTAAGGACATAGTAATTACTCCTTTGTTAATCCTGGTATGTCTTTTCCTTCAAAAGTTTCATCACTTGCACCCTTGTTTTTGGATTTCGCAAACTCTACAGCTTTATCCTCTGCAATTGTGCCAGTATTTGCCCCTATTTGTGGAAGTGTGCCATTCTTTATGGCTTTGTCAATTTCGGTCTGTTTGTAAGCAGTAAACTCTGTTTTGAGAGATTCTACTTCACTCTTTACTTTTTCTATATCTTCTGTTTTTATGAATTTGGACAAACTTTCCGGTAGTTCAGCATTTTTCAGTTCAGCTATGATTGTGCCCTGAATGCCTTTTATTTTTTCCCCGTCAAGCAACGCCTTAACGGATTCTGTTAATGACGTTATTTGTCCTTTCAGTTCGCTAATGGTTTTTTGATCTTCAGTAAGATTTGGATCAGGAGGAGGAGGTGGTGTTTCTTTCTTTTTCTTATCAGCATCTGCTTTGAGCTTATCATCGTGAGTTTTGATTGCCGCAGTGACTCGTCTGTCCGTCTCTGATTGTAAGTACTTCTCAAAATTTGCTCCGAATCCAGCTTCATTTAATGCCTTTGTGAAATCTTCGTTGCTCATATCGAGGCTTGTTTTCAACGCCTTGACAGCTTCATCAATCTTTGCTTCATCATCAACTATGATAAATTTAAATAACTCCTCACTTAACCCCGCTACCTTTAATGCGGTTTTAATCTTAGTCGTTAAGTCCATTTTTTCTCCTTATGGCGTTATGGTTTCTTGGATTTTTAGTGACATTGTATGTCCCTGTTTGTTTGTTTTAAGTTTCGCCGATATCATAAATTCATGGTTGCTGGGGATAGATGTGAAGCAATTTGATTGCTTGCCATGCCCTTCCTGGGAGACCTTTTGTTTTGATCGTGTTGTAAATGACACCATTGATCCTTTCTTGTCTCTATCTAAGAAATTAAATCAACATTTGTCAAAAAAATTATCATTTACATAAATATTTCTTTACCAGCTCCCTCTTGTTCAAATCAATATTTGTTGATGGATGCTGGTTTGCAAATTCATATTCAATTTCAACATATTGTCCATTTTGCCACGTTCTAACTATTTCATGTTTACCAACATTTCTCATAAGAACAAGACAAGTTTCAACCTTGAATATCGCACAATTACACCCCACTTTTTTAAGTCCCCCTGCATTGATAATATCATAAGCGAAGGTTTCAAGGTCACGCATTGACCTGTCTGAGTTCACCATAAGCTTTGTAACCTGTAACTCACACTTGTTATCTCTTAGGAATTGTTTATTTGTCATAAGTCCACCCGTCTATATAATTACCGACAATTGAATGAGTACAACCACATTTGCTACACGTATAATTACATGTTCGTATATTCCTGTCCGGATTAATGTTTTCACCATCTTCATTATACATTGGCGCAAAATACATGGCTGTTATCGTACCAGCCATCTCAGTTCGTATTGTTGGCACACAACAATATGGACATACTGGGATATCCCCAGTAAAAATAACCTTTTTATTCCTTGTTTCTTTTGTCATTATTTCACCTTTAATATTGATTTCTTTACCTTGAAATCCTCTGTTAAATTATCTCTTACAAAATAAGGCTTCGTTTTATATTTTGCTATTTTACCCTTGTTTTTCTCGATCCAGTTCTCCGCTGTCTTTGGAATAGTTCTCACATATCTCTGAGGTCTTATCTTACCCCCGTTTATGTGGTCGATAAACTCTCTCTTGTTTAATAATATTGAGGTTGAGTAACAAAAACAGCCCACATGCCATCCACCAAAGACAAATCCCTTCGGATAACGACCCTGCAAATCATCGCAGTTATGCACAACAAATCCTTTTATAACAAAACTATTATCTTCTTCTACTGCCAAATTATATTTTGTTATCGGTGCTTTATTTTCGGCTGTCCAATCTTTTATTTTTGTAATTTTTACATTCATAAATTCATAATTACCAGAATGATTATTTATAACTCTATCTATCTCATTACTGCATAAATTTAAATGTTTTCTTATCTCATTATCAGTAAATCTTAATACGGTAAAACCTTTATTCTCTATTTCTTTTTGCCTTTTTAAATCTTTTTCTTTATCTTGATGCCAATACCATCCGTCACATTCCAATGCTATTTTATAATCGGTTAAAACAAAGTCTATGAAATATAACCTTTTATCTCCATTTTTACGATAAACATCCCTTTCAAATGGGTAAGTATGAATATATTTTATTCCCTTTTGCTTTAACAACCATTCCATTTTCTTTTCTATGAATGTAGAATTTTTATTCTGAGCTAATTTTTTCATCGCTTTAATATTATTTTTAGCTTGCTGAAATGGATGTGTTCCATTCTTAACTTTTTCTCTCATTGTTATCATTAAATTTTTTATTGCTTTCTGCCTATTTTCAGGATTAATTAAATTATCTACATTTTTACCGCTATCTACCCAATCTTTAAAATAAGGGATTCCACCCTTGCATCTTTTTTTTGCCTTTTTTGATATATTTTCTCTATGATTAGGATCGCTCCACTGTTTTTTAGTTATCGCTTTGCTTGCACAAGATTTAGAACAATATTCTCTATAATATGGAATTAATTTCCCACACCATTTACATCTTGAAGCTAATATCTTAACTTTATCTCCAACTTTTATATCTTTTGCTGGAATCCATTTATTATTTATTAAAAAAGGATGATTCTCTGTTGAGCTTATTTTGTTAGATTTTGCCCTGCTATCATATTCACATTTATATTCAATAGTCCTCATTTTTACTTTATGAGTTGTAGTTTTATATTTTTTAGTTACTCTTCTGAATTTTCCCTTATGAGTTAAAACTAAATCATTTTCTTTTATTTTATAAATAGGAATCCAGCCCTTTGAAGTTAAAATTCTATACTGACCTGATATAAAACACATGTCCATTATTTCGTGAGAAGCAGACAGATGAACCTCTATCCCTGTAACGAATGGCATTTGTTGTCTACGTGTGAAATCCGATAATCTATAAGCTAAGTTTGTTTCATTTGCAGACAGACGGAGGGCGTTCTTATATGAGCTTCTATAAACACCACTTCCCGGAGGGTATGCTTTGGCTGCTTTGCTCAAAACAAGTTTTCCTTCAACCCTAACTCTTCTGAATAGTTTGTGTGGTTCGTTAAGATAATTCCTTATATCTATGGATATTCCGGCTGCACTTTTGCCTGCGGATATACCCGAACCAAGGTAAAGCTCGATCTGACTTTTTGTTGCTTCGGTTAAATTCCAAATTCTTTTACTGAGATTTAACCCCGCCTCTGTTCGTTTCAGGAATTCATTGAGTGCTTCAAGATTGAGATTGTTATACGAGGTTATTATCTTTTGGGATATTTTGATTCCTTGCGTGTACATTGCAACAAGTTCACTGTTCTTTTGGTTCGCTAAATTCCAGCCGTATTTAACGTCCCTCTGGATGGCAGTATCGATCTCTTTGTATAATCTCTCAAGTGTCTTGGTTATTTGACGCTCAACGCCCTTATTTGACCGAAATAACATACCTTCTTTCATTATGTCGGGATAGTTAATGTGCTGATTTGCTATTCTTTTAGATAGTTCCTTTATTGCACTTTCAAGAATTGCCTTAATTTCTGCTTCTCTTTTGACAATATCTCTGAAAATACTGTCTGCATATAGCTTTTCTATGTCTATCATTTGACAGGAGTATCTTTATATTGATTTGATTTAAACCTTAGACAACTAACTGGATTGACCCCCCAAGTACCTTCCGTTGACAATTTATATAGCCCGGTTTCACAGATAACCCTTATGATAATTACGCCTCTTTGACCATTCTTTCTTACAATACGAGCAGTGATGTCATATATGCACTCACCGATTCTCTTTTCACCAGTAATCTCATAATCGGTCACCCTTGTATTCTGAAACGTTTTTCTCATATCTTTTTTAACGTTTCTGTTATGAGTTTTGATCCATGTTATTGTTAGTGACTTCATCAACTTAGCCCATGATCTGTTTTTCCATAATTCGAGAAATCGTTCAACTGCTTGTTTATGGTTCATACGATTCGCCTAATTTCTTAACTTCTTGCTTTTCGGCTTCGAGATTTTTGATTTCCTCTTCGGCATTTTCAATCATCGGGTTGGCTTTTACTGCGGATTCTTGACTCATAAACGCCTCACCTCCCAGTGCTTGTGAAATAGATTTAATAGTATTAACAGCATCCTTTGGAATAATGTTGCCAAATTCAATGCTTATGTCGAGTTCATCTAGTATGTCCTTTTTCACAACATAATTTTTCCCGGATACGACATCGACAATATTCCCGATTATTGCCTTTATAAGGTTTATCTCTCGTAGGATACCTTCACCGAATATCTCCTCATCGTTTTTACAGGCAATAATAGAATCTAACAGCATAAAATAAACAGTCTCAGCAGCCACCTTTCCAAGTCCTTTTATATTATCAAAACCAAGATTTGCAGTTGAGGTAAGTGTGAAAATGTTATTTCTGAGAGATTCCATTTGTAATTTTATGGATTCAGGCGACTCGTCCCATGTAAGATATTCAGCGCCTCCGTGTTGTGTTTTCCCGTCAATAAGTACTTCGTCAAACTGTAATAACTTCCCTACCTCTCCTTTTTCAGGCATAGCTTTGGGTGCCCCGAACAAAAGTAATAACGGATTGCCAAAATAGTCGTTGGTATCATCATGCTTTGATTCTCGTGATTCGAGTGTCGTAATTGACGACTGAACTGGAAACCATATTGGTTTCTTTGATGGTGCGGGATAGTAAATAACGGGTATTTTACCAATCAGATTCGGTATTTCATCAGACACATATCCCTGCCCTTTATCACTATAATAATAAAATCTATCCTTCGTATATAAGTCAACATGCTCAACAGTTTTATCGTCAACTGTGGTGGTTTTATATTTTCTTGCAAATCCATCCATATCACCATAATCATTAAAGTGTGGGTAAAGAAGATCTCCATTTTCATAAGATAACAGCAAGACCTTCACCTCTTTATCAGGTGTTATATACCATAGCTCTGCTACATGTGATTCAATATAAACCTTTTCTGCAAGTTTGCGCCTGAAAAAATCCATTTTATTCTTTTTTAGAATATCGAGAATCATGTCAAATGCTATTTGATTTTCGGGTGTTTTATTGTTTAACTTGAATATTACAGGTTTTCCAAATAAAAACGCTTTCCTAAAGTCCGTTATTTTCTTTTGATATGTCAAAACTATTTTGGCTACAGGTACTTTTATGGCATTTTTACCCGACCCCTTTATTTTATCCGGACGATTAAGAATTGCATGCTTGCCGTCATATTGATCTTGCCATGTTGCAATATCACGATCAACCGTATCCTTACATATCTTTTCAATTATTTTAGCATTGTCTTTTAATGCTAAAATTTCTTCAATATTCATGGTTTCTCCTAAAATATACCGAGTTCTTCGGCTGTTATTTCCTTTTTATCCCGTATCCTGATCGGTGTAAATATCATCTTAACCGCATCAAACTTATCGGGACTTCGATTAATTATTTTCTTCATTTCTTTTTTATCCGGCAATACTATTATTGTAGCATTGCTTCTATATTCATATTTTAAATTTAAAATTTCCTCGTCAAGTTCCTTGTCTGGTTGTAATGCAAGATTAATCCCTATTTCAGGATTTAGAGCTTCCCTAAGTCGCCAAGCAGTAAAGGAATTCATGTCAACGAAACTAAAATTACCATAATAATCCTTAATGCCCTTGACTGCCTTTGTGTAATTACCCTTGAATCCATAAACGTTTTTCATGCCCTGTTCGGCAAGTCTTGACTGTGTGCCGGCACCTTCTCCAACCACGTCTATAATACCTATGTTATTTTCATTCAACATTCCCTTTAATATTCCAGCAGCTTGCATGTGAATTTTCTTAGTCTTTGGCAGGTTAAGAGATTTAAATGAAATATGTTTCTCGCTACCCCACGCCATGACATTTTTATCTCTTCCCATACCTGCAACATCCAAAGTAATTCTTTTGGGATCTTCTACCTTTCTTTGTTTATTCCATCTTCTATGTGATGCTTCGAGCCATTCAAGTGGTATGAGACAGTCTGAACTTTCAATTGGATATTCACCAAGAATCCTTATTCTGAATTGGTCTTTTGGTCTGTAATATTGCCCCTCAAACTTGAAATCAAACAGGTCTGGTTTAAATTCCTCTTTTGTTATGCTTTGCACCCACCCCTCAGTATTTATAGCCCTTTTCACCGCATGATAATCAACCTGCCCGGAAATAAGCATTTTCTTTGACCGCACATTTGGCGAACTCAATGCAGATAAACTAAAATGAATATACTCTTCTGAATAGGTTGATCTATAACTCTCTCCAGTTCTTTTGAAAGGATTAAACGCAAGCCCAAGTCTCGGATCTTCACTCCCCATGAGACAACCCTTTGCTGCGTTAAAAATCTCTTGAACTATCCCTGTTGCCTCTGTCATTAATATCATCGTATGTAGAGAGTGGAAGCCATTCCATGCGTCCAGTGCTTTGTCGCCTGCTTTGAATGAAATCAGAAATTTATCTCCTCGCTCCTCTCCATTCTTATCGTAAAATTTAATTCCATCAGCCATTAATCTGCCATCGAGAGGTATCTTGAACGTTGAAAGCACCTTTCGTAACTCTGCCATCATGATCTTATATGCCTGGCGCCCAGTTGGAGCTGTCAATATAACCTTAACATCCGTTGGAACTAAGTATATTCTACAAATACCGGCACATGCAAAGACAAAATCCTTCCCACGTGAATTACAAGACCGTATGGAAGTGTTCTCGTTAAACTGTAATGAAGATAGTATCTCTCTTTGTTTGCGGTCTAAGCGTATTGTAGTAGCGTCCCTGATAAAGAAATTCCAGTCCTTTCTCC